ATCATTAAAGAATATCAATTTGTAGGACTTTTCCCAATTGATGTTAGTCCAATTGAACTTGATTGGTCAGCAAACGATTCTATTGAAGAATTTGCTGTGACCTTTGCTTACCAATGGTGGCAATCTACAAACCCAGCATCAAGGGCTACTACAGACACTACTCAGGCTGGCCCAAGTGCTGGTCTGGGACTCGTCTAATTACATTATATAAACAGGGTGGGGAGAAATCCCCACCCATTCAAACTGGAGTGAGTAATGGTCCAACTTTTTGGCTTTGAGATAAGTCGTAAGAAACAACAAGATCAAGAAGAGAAGAATAAGTCTTTCGCGCTGCCACAAAATGATGACGGCGCTGTTACTATTCAATCAGGTGCTTATTATGGTACCTATGTTGATCTTGATGGTGTTGTTAGAAATGAAATTGAACTTATCACTCGCTATCGTGAAATGGCGATGCAGCCTGAATTGGAAACTGCTATCGATGAAATTGTTAACGAAGCAATCGTTAACGATGATTCCGAATCAGGTGTCGAACTAGATACCGATGAACTAAAACAACCCGAAAATATCAAAAAGAAGATTAGAGAAGAGTTTGACTATGTTCTCAAGCTTCTAGACTTTGGTAATATGGGGCATGAACTATTTCGTCGTTGGTATACGGATGGTAGACTATTCTATCACGTTATCATAGATGATAAGTCACCAGCAAAAGGCATTCAGGAACTTAGATATATTGATCCGCGCCGTATTCGTAAGATCCGTGAAATCCAAAAAGCAAAAGATACCGTATCTGGTATGGAAATTATCAAGAATATGAAAGAATACTACCTCTATAATGAAAGAGGTATGATTGGTGCACATTCTAACTTAGGCACAAAGATTGCAATCGATGCCGTCGTTAACGTCAACTCAGGGCTAATGGACTCAAAGAGAGCAATGGTTCTTTCTTATCTCCACAAAGCAATCAAGCCACTTAATCAATTACGTATGGTAGAAGATGCAACAGTTATCTACCGTCTCTCACGCGCGCCCGAGCGCAGAGTATTCTACATTGACGTTGGTAACATGCCAACAATCAAGGCCGAACAATATCTTCGTGATGTTATGGCTAAGTATCGTAACAAGCTTGTATATGATTCCAGTACTGGCGAAATCAAAGATGACCGTAAGCACCTTTCAATGCTTGAAGACTTCTGGCTACCTCGTCGTGAAGGTGGTAAAGGAACAGAAATCACAACTCTACCAGGCGGTATGAACCTTGGTGAGTTGGAAGATGTTAAGTACTTTGAAAAGAAGCTATACAAGGCTCTTGGTGTTCCTATCTCTCGTTTGGAACAGTCACAGGGTTTCTCTCTTGGACGTTCAACAGAAATCACAAGGGATGAGCTAAAGTTTACTAAGTTTGTTAATCGTCTTCGTAACAAATTCTCTACATTGTTTGATGAACTACTTAAACTTCAACTTGTGCTTAAAAAAATCTGCACGGAAGAAGAATGGAAAGAGTTTAAGGAAAACATTTGGTATGACTTTAAGAAAGACAACAACTTTACTGAGCTTAAGGAAGCTGAACTCCTTCAAAATAGAATTACAACTCTTCAATTAGTGGATCCATATGTTGGTCGTTATTACTCAATGGCATGGGTTCGCAAGAATGTTCTTCAAATGGACGATGATGAGATTGAAGAGATTATGCAGCAAATCGAAGAAGAGAAGGCCGCTAATACACCAGTTGATGAGCAAGGTAATCCACTTCCAACAGATGAAATGGGTAATCCATTACCGCCGGCGCCACCAACACCAAATATTGTTCCGCCGACGCCTCAAGAAGGTATGATGCAACAGTATATGGCACAGCAGGGTGTTCCGCCAGAAGAACAACCAGTTCAAGATGGAACAGGCAAAGATACAATGGATCCTCTTGACATGGGAGCAAACTCAACATCAAGAAAGCAACGCTTTGTAAATGATACCTTGGAGCCTGTTCGTTGAAGAAGTTTGGTAAATATCTGGATGAAAGTTTAGCACTTCAGGCCAAGGCAGAACCTAAATCTGCGGCTGCTAAAGAAGCCCGTAGGATGGGTTTAACCTATATGGGTTTTGGTCGTTATGCTGATAGAAAAGGTAAACTTGCTTATCTAGTACACGATGATAAACTTGTTCCATATAAAGGACAAGATGACGTTGATCATATGTATTATAAAGCTTCCACAATGCAACAAAGTGAACCTGTATCTAAAAAGAAGAACATAAGTCCAACTGTTAAGGGGCAACCAGCACAACCAAGTAAGGCCGATCTTCTTAAAAAAGATGCGGATTTTTATACCGGCGTTAACTCCAAAAGAAGTAAAGAAGACGCTAAAATATTAAAAGACCTATACAAAGATGCTAATGCGGTAGATAAAGAACTGTTTAAGTTTTATCAGCCAAACATGTTTGATGAAACAGAACTACAAGCCATTGAACAGTATACAGCCGATGGATACGCAGATATAAACAGATACCTATATAAAGGTCATGATGAAGGCACTACACAAGAACAGGACGATTATATAAATCGAACAATAGAAACTTTAGATTCCGCTTTTGAAGAAACGCAAACACCATTTCCATATACTGTATATTCAGGTCTTAGTTCTCGTTATAGCGCAGATAAATTTCAACTCGGTGGTGAATATGTTTTTAGAGGATACGTTTCCACATCACTAGATTTCAATACTGCTATTGGTGGATTTGCTGATGTTGGAGATAAAGATCAACCAGTTGTATTACAGGTAGAACTTAAAAAAGGTCAAAAAGCAATATACCTTGATGCTGTTTCAGCCAATTCAGGTGAAAGAGAAACGCTTCTTCCAAGAGGATCAAGGATTAAAGTTATATCAGGTCCTCATGTGCTTGATTCAAATCTTTTTACGGATGCTTATGGAACTAGTTCAATTGCGCTTTTCCATTGCTCAGTCATAGAAGATTCATAAATATAATACTAAACGTTTAGGAGAACAAACATGTCGATTAAAAGAGCATTAGACAACATTCTAGAAGGCAATCTAGATGAAATGCGTCAGAACTTTTCTTCTGCTTTGACAACCAAAGCCGTTGAGAAGTTAGAAGAGCGCAAGATTGAAATTGCCAAGAACTACTTTGGTCAGATGCAAGAAGGAAATGCACAAAATAGCGGTGCAGCTATGATGAAAAATCCAACTCAACGTCCTTATAATTCAAAAAGTAGTCCGTCTGGCGGATATTATGATGTTATGAATCAAGCAATATCTATAGGTAATGAAATGAAGCGTAATCCAGATGCACAAAAATTAAAGAATAGTGCAATAGGATTAAGAGGTTCTTTAAAAAAAGCACAAGATGTTGAAAAAAAATCTGAAGCTAATCTTTCACAAATGAAGAAGAAGTAATATAACATGAACAACATCAAACAGATCCGCGAACAATTTGATTTAATTACTGAAAAAGAAGAGAAGGAAGACCGCAAACTTTCCGCTCTTGTTCGTGCTGGTTTGTATGATGCTAAGAAACTTCCTGCTCTTAAGAGAGCATTAGAAAAGTCGGCTGATAAGATCACTTCTCAAGAAAAACGTATGCTTGTAAATCTTCTTGATTCCCTTATCTCACAAGTTGTCAGCGATGATCAAGTCTATCGTAAAGTTAGACAGAATGTTCATAATGTATCCGAAGCTAAGATGGATACCTATTCCAAATTTGATCCAAGATATAAGGCTGGTTGGCCAACTGATAAAGAAATGCCATCAGTTCTTATCTTAAAAAGAAAAGCTATTAGAGTGTACCCAGATAATCAAAAAGTTGCTTTGTATTACTCACAGGCCTTAGACAAGTATGTAACAATTCCATATAATGATATACAGATGGGTTTGAACGAAGCTAAGAAAGATGATGATAATAAAAAGAAGTACTATATAAAACCAAAAAAAGCAAAAAGAAACAAGAATATACCTAAAGATGGCAGTGTATCTGACACTAAAGATTTGATACAAGGTAAAGGTCAATATAAATCCAAATTATCAAGAGCTAACGAATTGAGAAGAGATGGTTTTAATATTGGTGGAATTCTTGGTATAATGATGCATGATGATGAAAGAAAAAAAAGAGCTACAACTTCATTAGCTAAAATAAAAGCTCACATGGATAAAACACGCAGTTCAGAACCAGTTAAGGAAACACCTGCTGCTTCAACTTCTGTTCCAAAATCAAAACCTGCAGCGTCTAAAGCTAAAGCAAAGACAGATAGCAGTTCTACAATTCGCAAGAAGAGTCCGGCGGCTACTAAAGCTGCGATGAATAAGATTTTAAAGAAAAATCCAAAGGCAACTTTTTCCAAAGGTGCAACAGATCAAGCTGGAATTGCAGAAGATTTTAAACATAATTTAAGTGTTATTAGAGAATCGAAGCAACTAAATGAGCAAGAGCAAGTAAATGAGATTTGGCCTTATCTTGCGGTTGCTGCTACAGGACTAAGAGCTGCCGCTGGCGCAGCTACCCGAGCACTTCCCGGTTTAACTGCAAGAGGGGCCGCCGCAAGAGGTGCAGCAGGTACAGCAGCTAGAGCAGGAAAAGGCGCAGCTGGTAAAGCAGGAAGAGGTGCCAGAGGTAAGTGGTTAAGAAGAGCAGGTCGTCTTGGGGCTCTTGGGGCACTCGCAGGATCATTGGGCGGTGGTTCAGGAAGTGGATCAAACGCATCTGATTTGCCAGCTTCACGAAATTATGACTTCAAGGCTAAACCAGGATTAAAAAACTCATTTGTAGATTATAAAGCGCCTTCAGATACCACTATTCGTCAGACAGACTACCAGTTAAACAAAAAAGCGCAAAAAGCTATGATGGGTGAATCCAACGTATTGCATACAATCAAGTCAATTGTAGAAAACGATATATCGGAACAAACTATTCGATTCAACGAAAATGAAATTACTATAAATAACACAGTAGCTAAAAAATTATTAAACGTGTACGAATCAGTCAACAAAACCAATAAAAAGAAAATGGAACAGATGTTGAATGAAAGTGCTACATCTTTCAATAAAGTTTTAACATTCGCAGTAAGGCAGTAAGATGGCAAATTTAATCCGAGAACAAAAAATTATTGATAGCAATAAGAGAGCTTTGATCAAGTATGTCATTGTTTCCGATGGCTCACAAAGTTCTAATACATTACTGATCAACGTATCAACATTAGCATTTGCTTTGAATGCTAATGGATACATTATGCAGTCTGGTGTTCATCCTAAAACAAAGTATAATACCACTATTAAGCGTATCAATGGTCAAGTAGCAGCAGCTAATGCTAAGATAAAGTTACAGTGGCAAGGTGCTGCTAACTCCGAGATTGTCACATTTGGCGCAGGATCATTCGATTATGATTTCCAAAGTATGGGTGATGGAGCAACAATTCCAAATCCAGAGACAAGTTCAAACGGTCACATACTCATATCAACAGCAAACTTAGGTGCTGGTGAATTGGTAACGATCTTTATTGATTTGAAGAAGAACGGTGAAGATTACGATCAAGGCCAAACAGCAGATCCATATGCATTCAACAGAAGACCTCTATAATGAAAAACATCGTTCAGCTAATTAGAGAACACAAGTTTACAGAAATAGGAGAACAGATCGATAATTCTGTTCCATTAATTATGGAAAAGAAACTTTTGGAATTAAAAAAAGCTGTTGCTGCTAAGATGTGTGAACAGATGAAATCTGCTTCTCAAAAAATTAGAGGAGAGCTTACGGAAGATGAAATTGAAGAATCAATTGATCCTACAGAAATACACAATGGTCCAGCACCAAAAGGACAGAGAGTTAATCGCGATGATAAAGGTGATAAGCAACCACCTAACACTACAGTTGTTCCAAAAAACAATCTAAAAGAAGAAGAAGAACTAGACGAAGCCCGCATTAATCTTATTAGAGCTAGAATTCGCGGTGGTAAAATTCAACGTCGTAAGAGAGTATCAAATGTTCCTGGAATGACTCTACGTGGTGGAACATTAAAGCGCATGTCTGCTGCTGAACGCCGTCGTAGAAAGATGGGTGCCCGTAAAGGTAAGATGAAGCGCAGAGCAAAGCTTTCCAGATCATTAATGAAGCGTAAGCGTTCATTACAAAAAAGAAAATCATTAGGACTATAAAGATGAAACTCATTAAAGAAGAAGTTTTAAACGTTCAGTATCTTGTAGAAGAAGATGGTAAAGGTGGTAAAACCCACTCTATTCAAGGCATCTTTATGCAGGCTGAAAAACAAAATAGAAATGGTCGTGTGTATCCGCGTCATGTTCTTAGTAAAGAAGTTGAAAGATACAATCAAAATTATGTAACAAAAAATCGTGCTTTCGGAGAACTTGGGCATCCAGATTCTCCAACGATTAACTTAGATCGTGTATCACACATGATCACAAGCTTAAAACCAGATGGTAATAACTTTATTGGTAAAGCAAAAATCTTAGATACTCCAAATGGAAGAATTGTGAAAAGTTTATTAGATGGTGGAGCAAGTCTAGGTGTGTCAACAAGAGGCGTAGGGTCTCTTAAGCCAGCCAACGGCTTTCAACTTGTTCAGGACGATTTTCATTTGGCTACAGCGGCCGATATCGTTGCTGATCCCTCAGCTCCAGACGCATTTGTCCAAGGTATAATGGAAAATGCAGAATGGATTTTAACTAATGAAGGTTGGAAAGCAATGCATCAAGATCGTGCTAGAAGAATGCTAAAAGAAGCTTCTAGTGCCGATATTGAAGGAGTTGCTTTGAAAATCTTTGAAAACTACATCTCAAAACTTTAAATAATATAAATAAAAGAAATAAAGGAGTAATCTAATATGGCAAAGTCATTAACTGAAGCAGCAAGAGCTGTCCTTATGAAGGAAGAAACAGCATTATCTGCTACATTAAAGCCAGGCTCAAAGTCAGTAGACCCAGCACAAACACTTGGTTCTGCTACTAAGCTTGCGGATCCAGTAATTCAACCAAACGGCGCTGATGGTTCAAATCTTGGTGCTGCGGCTGCTGCTGGTATTAAAACAGACACATCTATTAAGAAAGCAACAAAGCCTGAACCAATGAAGAAGAAGGCCGAAGTAATGGAAGAAGATGTTGAGGAAACATCCGAAGTTGTTGCTGAAGAAGCTGCTGAAGAAATCAACGAAGATGAAGTTGAACTATCAGAAGAACTAGAATCATTCATCGACCAGTGCCTTGAAGAAGGTATGAACGAAGATCAAATTGCAGAAGCAATCGAAGAAAACTTTGAATTCGTAACTGAAGAATCAGAAGCAGAAGAAACCGTAATGGAAGATTACGAAGTAGACATGTCCGAGCATGTTGACGCTCTTCTAGCTGGCGAAGAACTATCAGAAGAGTTCCGTGCTAAGGCTACAGCTATTTTTGAGGCTGCTGTTAAGCAGAAGGTTGCAGAAGAACTTGCAGTGCTTGAAGAAGCATTTGCTGCTACTCTTGAAGAAGAAGTTGGTCGTATCGAAGAAGAACTTTCAACAAATGTCGATGACTATCTCAACTATGTTGTTGAACAGTGGACATCAGAAAATGAAGTTGCTATTGAAGCAAGTCTTCGTTCTGAATTAACCGAAGAATTTATCTCTGGTCTTCGTAACTTATTCGTTGAACACTACATTGATATTCCAGAAGAAGCAGTATCAGTTGTAGAAGAAATGGGTAACAAGGTTGCTGAACTAGAAGAAAAACTAAATGAGGAAATTGAGCGTAGTATTGCTCTAAGCAAAATGCTCAACGAATCTATGTCTAATGAAATTTTAATTAATGCTTGTGATGGATTGACAGATACACAAGCAGAGAAGTTAAAATCTCTTGCTGAAGGAATTGAATACTCTGACACTGATGAATACGCTCAGAAAGTTTCTATTCTTAAGGAAAACTATTTCTCAACATCAGTTAAGTCCGATAATGTTCTAGATGCTGCTGAATCATCAACAGATGGTAGAGGTATGATCTCTGAAGA